AGTGCCGGTTGTTCTTCTTGCAGGCTTCACCTAAGACACCTGATCCTGCGAAGGGATCGATGATCGTGTTACCCTCATAAGAACAATCAGTGAGCAAATCTTCAACAAGAGCCAGAGGTTTCTCATTTGCGTGTATCATCTTTACAGGTGGTACAATCGGAAACTTCTTGACCCCAGACAGCCGCCGAGAGGAGACGAGCGTAGGAGACCCCTTCGCTGCGACAATAACGAACTCAAAATCTCTGTCGTACTCCCAAGGTCGGACTCCACGACGAGTAAGAGAATTCTCCTTTTGCCAAACAATCGGCGTGTTCGCGACTTGATAGCCCAAGTTCTCCAGGATACCCCTGTTGTGGAGTTTCTCACTTGGGTTAGTAGGATTAGGAGCGTCCCAACCTGCATAGTACGCATAGTCGTCCAGCCCACAGAAGATGTAGACGAAAGCACCGGGTCTCAGGACTCTGAGCAACTCTCGGAACACTGGGACGGTGCGCTCGTCAAGGGTTAGTGAGGGGTCGAAGAAGCGTATCCACGGCGGGTCGGTGATGCAGTGGTCAATGGACATGTCAGGCAACTTGGATAGAATAGTTGCCGAGTCCCCGAAGAAGACTTGATCCACATCGAATTGCTGCGGAAGGTCTGCCTCATATTCTGCAAGCTGACGGCGGGCAGCTATGCGGACAAGCTTGATGGCTGTCTTCTTGTCCTTGACGTTCTTCAGGGAACGATCATACTGCAAGGCTCGAGCAAGTGATAGGTCCTCGCTCAGTGGTCCGATACCTACGCCAAGCTCCTCGGCGGTGTCACGTATGGACCAGCCCTGCTTCTTAAGCTCGTTCTCTTGACTAGGCCGACCTCTCTGTGCTAAGCCATGTTCCTCTTGGCGTAGAGCGTGAAGCTGGGCGACGAGTTCTACCTGGTCCCACCACGGTAGATTGAAACGCTTGAGATTCTCATGGAGACGAACCTCTTTGCCTTTCTTCTCGTCGATGTCTCTGACTTCAGCCTCAATCTCTACCCACCCTATTTGGATGGCAGCGAGCAGGCGCTTCTCTCCTGAAGCTAAAACGTAAGGCTGCCCAAGACTAGGCCCACCATCCAGTAAAGCGTTCGCCGGGCGAACAATTATCGGATGGGACTGCCCCTGTTCCTTGAGGGACTCAGCTAGCTCGGTCAGTTGTAATGGGTCGATTTCGGGAGTCGGATTAGGAATAACGATGTCGATAATCTTGATTCGCACGTAGGTAGCCTCTCGAAGCCGAGTTGAGATAGAGCCAAAGAAGAAATCTCGGGAGATGCCCCACACTGTTCCGTGGAGGGTGACGCGCGCATGTCCCTCACTAGGGTAGGTTGCTTGGGTCCTACTCTGCCAGTTCTAGTGAGCATCCCCCGAGCCTTACCTACTCGTCGGCGACGTCTTCGTCGTCCGTGTCATCGTCCGTGTCTTCATCTTCATCGTCGTCGTCTTCATCATCTTCTTCCTCGACGACGCGTTCTTCCTCGAGTTCCTTCTCAACCTCAGGGTCAACGACCTTTTCGGCCATAGTCAGTTCCTTCCATCAAGAGCTGAGTTTCGGATTGGCGACGGTTCTTTATCTGTATCAGGAAAAGAGCCGCCAAGAAAACCCCTCTACCGCCTGCACGTGGCTAAGCGAAACAGGCGATAAACTCTACGTGCCGAATCCCTCGACCGCCGCCGCTGCTCCCGACGCCGCACTGTCGTTGAGCTTGGCGAACTTCGAAGGCAGAGGTGCCCAGTCCTCGATGCGATTGCGGGGCGGGTCGGTCCCGTCCTTGCCGCGGTCAGTACCCCACTTCGCGTAGATGTACTTCCCCTTGGTGTCCAGGAACTCGAAGTCCTGAAGCGCCTTCTGGTTGATGGTCGGGTTGAACGCCTTCACGTAGGCGACCGCCCCTTCAGGATACTTCTCCGTGAACCAGTGCTTCGCTGGCACTCCGAAGAACTCCGACTCCGAGTCACCGTTCTCAATGTCGAGAACGATGTTCATGGCATCCTTCTTGGAGTTCAGCTCCTCGATGACCTCTTTGATCAAGGTCGGATACCAGCCGGGCTTGACGAGCGTGGCCCGTTTGAATTGCTCCGGTGTAATCTGTAGTCTAGGCATCTGTTTTCCTTAATGCTTGACTTAGACTTTTCATGCTTGTTTTGCTTAATGAGTACAAGCTTAGTTTCTCATTGTGTTCTCATCGTAATCCACCTCCGTCCTTGAAGCCCTCAGGATAACGTAGCCTGAGCTTCAGATTGTTGGCTGCTTTCACCTCCTCGTCGTCCGTTCCGAGGAGATAGCAGTTCATTGTGTAGTAGTAGCGAACGTCGCCAAGCTCCTTCATAACCTTCGTCAGGTTAAGCTCGACGCCGTGGTGGAGATGCTTCTTGATCTCATCGAGGAACTCACCAGCTTCTCCTGCCAGACCCATCGCAGCGTTGTCCAACATGAGTTGCGGGTGTGTGAGCGTTCGCTCCTTGAAGTTCCACGTCTTCAGCACCCCCAGACGATAATCAGACTCCTGCATTTGCTGCCGCCTCCTTTGCCTTCACCTTCTCGATAAGGGCCATCTCCTTCTCCTTCAAGATAGCCTGCAAGATAGGATAGAAAGGCTTGCCAGTAATCTCGATTGTCGGCGGGAGGCCGAGAGCAGTCTTGCCTACGATCTCACCCGCGCTGACCGTTTGGACCATGTACTTGTTCGGCGTCGCGAGGTGTGCCGTGACGTCCGTGTAGAAGTAGTATATTTCGTTGAAGTAGTTCGGAAGAAAGCTGTCGGTTTTCCAACCATATGTGGCCAATGTCGACGCTCTAACCATACTCGCAAGCACCTCGTTGGTCGACCCGCCCTGTTTGGTAGTTCGCGCCTTAGAGATTGGATGTGCCGTGCAGATGAAGTGACATGGGAGAATCTTAGCGATCTCCAAAGTCTGAAGCATAACTCCAGTCTCGCCCTTGAACTCGTCCCAGTCAGGAATAGGAAGACCACCCTTAGTTCTCTTAAGGTCTTCAGGTTTACGGAACCCCATCTGGTGAAAGCAAGCCAGAGCAGAATAGGCCGTATAGGAATCCATGATGACCGTCCCATAGGGGCAATTCTCCTGAAGTGCCTCGAACCGCTTGCACCACTCCGTGAAGCCGATGACGTCCGGTCGAGTATCTTCATCCAGACCGATAGTCCAATACTCGATGTCGTCACGGTTAGGATAGAACGCCTTGATCGGCTCGACACGACCGTCGAAATCCCAAACCATGATAGGCCCGGGAAACGACGCCGCGGCTACCGTCTTACCGTTACCGTTAGGTCCGACGAAGAGGCCCATAAAGCGGCCTCCGAGCTTCCTGTCGATTGTCCTTGGGCTCACGAGTGCCTCTTACCTTCGTCATGAAACTCGACCACGACAAAAATCCAGAACGGGAGGGTGAGGATGACGTAGAGTGTGATGTTGAGCATATCCGTTCCATCCTTTCTTTCCGCGAGACGTAGTCTTCCCGATCCTCTATGGGTAGATTCAGAGCTGCTCGAACGACGACAAGAGGTATTCTCCAGTAGAGGTCCGTCTTCAAGCAATCAAGCATGGCTATAAATCTCTCAGAAGATTGTCCACCTGGGTCATGAACTCGTCACTGCCCTTGCTCCTACAGCCATCGCACTTCGGGCGCTCCCGGAGCATCTTCTCAGGGGTCAGGACGTAGGGTTTCAAGCACTTCCAGCACAGAGAAACGCGATTCCGCACCATCTCGGGATGCAGATAGTGATTGCAATTGGTGAGCATACACCGCCACACAACGGTGCCATTTTTGCCCCACTTGATACGTTGATACTTATGGATGTGTTCAGCCTTTTTCTTCGCCATTGGTCTCTTCTTTCTTAGTCGGAGTATCGGCCGGTTTCTTCCAGCCTCTAGATATAGCCAGCGCCTCTAATCGTTCGTCGTCTTTCTTGCACCACTCGACCATCTCAGGTGATCCCCATACGAAGGGACACCGCTTGATGTCTTTGAAGAACAAGAACGACCCTATGTCATGCGGTCTCTTCTGCGACGTCAACATCGTCGAAGTCCTCTCGGTTGTAGGGGTCCCAAGCCTTATCCTTGAAGAAGTTGGCAGTGAGCTTATACTCTCTTGACTCCTCAGGAACCTTGCAGACTCGCTGAAAGATACAGCCTGAGTATTTGTCGCATGAGGTTCGATTCTTCTCCAGAGAAGTCGCACCGTTGGCGAGATCGTCCAGTAGACCAATCGCTTTACGAACCTTGAGGACGGTATCCCGTTTCCATTCATCAATCGCCCACCCACCGGAGATATGCTCCAGCCTACGAAGTTTCTCAACGGTAGGTAGCGAGGTCTGGAAGCCTACCTTGTCAACAATGACAGGACAGTCGAACGCCCACTCGTAGCCTTGGAACTGGTTCGAGAGGATGAAGGGATACGACTTGCGCGACTCCGTCTTGGTATCGACAACAACGACACCCATTTTAGGGTCGCGTACTCGAGCATCAACTACACCCTCATAGATGACGACGAGGCCAGGATAGAGGGTCCGAGCATGTACGATGGGATGTTCGTCCTCGTGAAGCACCTTGCTGAAAGGCTCCTCGACGTCCAGAATCTCCCACCCATCATACTGCCACCTGAGGACATACTCCTGGAACACGCGCTTGTCCTCTTCCTCGAATTCCTGGACAGAAATGTGATGAGACGCAGCAGCCATGACGCTACCCTTGAAGATAGCCTCATTGACCAGAGCCGCGTGCTGGTCCATTCCAGTCCTGCCTGCCTTCTTCCCGCGACGATAGTGCTTGATCATGAAGTGGCAGATCGAGCCGCGCTCAAGAGCCTTAGCCTTCACCAGAGGTCGCCAATGCTCGACTTGCTCCAACCGATATCTCTCGTCGCAGAGGTCTATTGAGTTCTCGATCTGGGAGTCGAGCTTGAAGATTAGCTTGTCCTTATCTACGTCGTCGTACTCGCTGGGGTTGGGTAGACGCCTAAGATTTATAATCATCGAGCTTGTCCTCTTTGGGGTGTCGAAGGTCCGGTCGCTTACCAGTCATGT